CATGGCTCGCAAGTGGAAACAGCAGAACGGCATTCGTGTTCTGTTCGTGGACTACATCCAGCGCATTGACGCATCGCACACCAACGCACGGGCGAACAAGGCCGAGAAGGTTGGCGAGGTAGTACGCGGCCTGAAGAACCTTGCCCGTGACTTGGAAATCCCCGTGATCGCGCTGGCCCAGGTTGGCCGGCAAGCAGAGAACCGACAGCCGGGAATGGGCGATCTGTCCGACTCAAGCGAAATCGAGAAAGAGGCGGACCAGATCCTAACCCTGTTTCGACCCGGCACCAGTGACGACACAGCCAGCGATTACGACGCGGTTATCAGTGTCGAGAAGAACCGCCACGGGCCGTGTGGGGAAATCAAGGTGGCATGGCTGGCCGAAACCATGCGCTTCACCGACTACGCGGAGGAAACGCTATGAACGACGTGGTTGAAATGATCCGCAGCAACGTGCGGAAAGAGGACGAAAAGCGCGAGCAGATCCGCATCGACTTCCCCAATTGCACGGCCATCATTGACCAGTTTCGCGCCGTGTTCGGCGACGGCGTGAAAGCCAAGTACTTCGAAGAGGTCGGCAAGACCATGGGTAAGAAGCAACCTTTCGACGGTACGGACGTGGACAAGCTGATCCGCCTGGACGACATGACCGCCAAGCGGCGTAGGAGTGGGCGATGAACAGTCCAGTGATTATCGGCAACGCCACTTTGTACCTAGGCGACTGCCGCAAAATCCTACCGACGCTGCCGAAGGTGGATGCGGTGATTACTGATCCGCCGTATGGAATTGGAGAGGCTGCTGGCAAGAATAAGAGTCGGGGCAAACTGGCCGTCGCTAAGGATTTTGGAAACGACGCATGGGATGACGAGCCGATTTCAGATGACCTGATTCGCATGGTGCGCGAAGCTGGGAAGTGGGCCGTGATTTTTGGCGGGAACTACTACGCCATGCCGCCCGCGAAGTGCTGGCTCGTGTGGGACAAAGAGAACGGCGAGTCGGACTTCGCGGACTGCGAGCTTGCGTGGACCAACTTGCCAAAGGCTGTCCGCCGCATTCGCTACATGTGGAACGGGATGCTGCGGGCGAACGGCGAGGCCCGTGGCGACCACCCGACGCAGAAGCCTATCGGCGTGATGGCGTGGGCGATTAACCACGTCCCCGCTCCGAACCGCATCCTGCTTGATCCGTTCATGGGCAGCGGCACGACTGGCGTAGCCGCCATGAACCTGCAACGCCAGTTCATCGGCATCGAGCGCGAACCCAAGTATTTCGACATAGCATGCCGCCGCATCGAGGACGCGCAGCGTCAAGGGAGGCTGATCGCATGACCATCGACCACGACAAGCTCGAAGCCCTCGCCCGCGAAATCTGCGAATCCAAGCGCGGCGAGGGCGCGTGGAATCGCTACAAGTGCAAGCGAAATTATTGGCGAGGCAAGGCTTCGGAAATGATGGCGCTGGCCGAGGCTATGCCGCCGTACAAGACGCTGGCTCGGGCGTGCGGTTGGCTCGTATGACCGCCCGCACGATCTTCCTAGACCCAAGTAACGCCCGCGAGCGCATGGCCTATGCGTGGAAGCTGGCCTGCGAACTGCTGCAGTTCGACAAGCCGGTGCGTGTCCGCATCGACGAGAAAAAGCCGACTCGAACGCTCGAACAGAACGACCTCATGTGGGCCGTGTTGACCGACATTGCGCGCCAAGTGAAGTGGCCCGTGGATGGCAAGCTGCAGCTAGTCGATAAGGACGATTGGAAGGACATCCTGGGCGCCGGCCTGCGGAAGTCGCAGCGTGTTGCGCAAGGTATCGATGGAGGTTTCGTGATGCTTGGACAGCGCACGTCACGCATGACTATCGGAGACATGTCGGAGCTGATCGAGCTGGCGTATGCGTTCGGGGCTGAGCATGGTGTGGTGTGGGGTGAGCAGAGGAAGGCGGCATGAACGAACTGTCCCTATTCACTGGCGCGGGCGGCGGCGTGCTGGGTACTCATCATTTACTTGGATGGAAAACCTGTGGCTATGTCGAATGGAACGAATACTGCCAGCGCGTCATCGCTGCGCGAATCGCAGACGGATACCTCGCCAGCGCCCCGATCTTCACTGACGTGCGTAAGTTCGTACAGTCCGGTGCAGCCGAACAGTATCGAGGCGTTACGGACGTGGTTAGCGCGGGCTTTCCCTGCCAGCCATTCAGTGTCGCCGGAAAGCAGCAAGCGGCCAACGACGAGCGCAACATGTGGCCCGCAACACGGGACGTTATTCGCATCGTACGACCAACATACGCGTGGCTTGAAAATGTCACAGGGCTGCTTGCCACTGGGTATTGCGAGCGAATCTTCGCAGACCTGGCCGCGCTCGGGTTCGATGCGGAGTGGGGCGTGTTTTCAGTTGCCGGATCGGGAGGCCCGCATTTGCGCGAAAGGATCTTCATCGCTGCCCACGATAGGAGCCAACGAGTACAGGGGAACATCATCAGTTCGCTACGTAGGATCGGAATATTTCCGTGGGGCGAAGATGGCGGAGGGACTCCGTCATGGCCCGAACGATCCGGCATATCTGAACCCACTATTCGGCGACTGGGCGATGGGGTTCCCAACGGGGTGGACAGGCTTAGAGCCGCTGGGAACGCCCAGGTTCCAGCAGTGGTTGCGCGCATGGCGTGGGTTAGCCGCATGAGTACCGCTGCCGATAAACGCTGGTTCTCCGCCGTCGCCAGCCTTGAGACATGCAGCCTATGCGGCAAGTGGGGAGTCCAGGTTGCCCATTCCAATATCGACCGTGGAATGGGGCAGAAGTCCGCATCACACATGACTGCTGCGTTGTGCCCCGAGTGCCATCACGAAATAGATAACGGACGACTTCTAGACCGCTCCGAGCGTCGCGCGCAGATGGACCGGGCAATTGTCCTAACCCATAGCCGGCTGATCGACGCCGGACAACTTGTGCTGAAGGTGAAGTAATGGAAAACGGGCAGTCCATATCTGAAAAAATCCTCGCCGTGTTCGAGGAGGGTCCGGGCATGATTGATGACCTCGTGATGGAACTCGGCATGTCGCCGAATCGCATCAGCGGCACGCTCAATCACTTGATCCGTGCAAGGAAGCTTGAGCGCAAGCCGTTCCACCTTCCGCCCGAGCTGCGCAAGCCGGGTAAGTCTGAGGTTTTCCTGTATTCGCTGCGAAGCTACAGGAAGGCGGCGTGACCGCCATCTCCGCACTAGCCATCGACGCCGGCACGCATGAGTCCGGCTATGTGGCGTACATGGGCGGAGGTGTGTTGGCATCCGGCGTACTGCCCAACGAAGAAATTCTCAACCTGATCCGAACATCCGATGCCGACCTGTTGGCTATCGAGAAGATCGTCAGCTACGGCAAGGCAGTTGGGCAGGAGACGTTCGATACCTGTGTCTGGATGGGCCGCATGGCGCAGTGCTGGCCGTGCCCAGATGAAGTGGTATGGGTGCCGAGGTTCAACGTCAAGAAATATGTATGCGGGACGGGCAGGGCGAAAGACCCGCAAGTGCGCGAGTCGCTGATAAAGCTCATCGGCCCGCAGGGCACGAAAAAATCACCGGGGCCGACCTACGGCGTCAAGTCGCACGCATGGTCGGCGCTGGCCGTTGCAGTAACGGCAATTCATTTGCAGGGGTGAGCCATGGCAACCGAACACGACATAGCAAACACGATGATTGCGCTTCGAAATGAGGGCGTAGACATGGCGGTGTGCGGCGATCTGGAGGCTCGCATGCTTACGCTTCTGTTCAAGGCGCGCCGCATTCGCAACGCTGAATCCATGTTGCCATTGCTTGGCGCAGACGTAGCCGCTCGCCGCATCGGGTGCCACCGATCCACGGTATACCGCCTCGCTGAAAAGGCGCGCGAGAAAGTCGCATAGATTCCACCGGGCGCGACAAAACAAGCGGAATCTGACCTCACTACGAATAGGTGAGGCCAATGAAAAAGCGAACCGTTTGTTTCGGCTGGACGAAGAAGTTCCAGCGCCGCACACAGAATGCTCGCGACCTGATGGTGTTGGCGATCCATACCCGCGATGCCGACACGAGCAAGCAACTGCGCGAGACAGCCGCCGCTGTCGTTGCGGCGATCAAGGCCGACCACCGCAAACGTGTCAATCAACTTCGTGGGGTGTCGTGATGAACGTCCTTCCCGAAAGCGACGATGAGCGCGGTGACATCCTGCTCGCCACCTGCCTGCTCGATTACTTCCCGAACGCGTGTGCCGCTGTGGCTCGCCATAGCGCCAAGTCGAACGACAAACACAACCCCGGCCAGCCGCCGCATTGGGCGCGCGACAAGTCCACCGACCACCGCAACAAGATCGCGCGACACCTGATCGACGCTGGCGGATTCGACAAGGACGGCAACCGGCATAGCGTTGCCATCGCGTGGCGCGGTCTGGCACTGCTTGAGGACGAGCTGATCGCGGAGGGCGCAGTGCCGGGGCGTAATGCCGCAGGTTCACCCACGAGTGGCACCAAACACGCCCTCTCCAAGCCCGTCGAATGCGGTGGATGTGCACCGCCGGTTTACGCCTTACCACGCCAAGCATACGAAGAGGCGTTGTACACAGCTCTCACGCAGGACGCCAAGCTGGACGGCATCCCAGCCGAATCCGCCTACCTCGCCAGCTTCAGCCCGAACGGATCGATCGTCTCGGCGATTGCCTCAATCGACCGCGCTCGCAACATCCTGAGCGCCGAAGGGCTGAAGGGCTTCGGCATCGGCGATGTTGTGCCTCGCCACCCCATGCATGCCGAGACCATCCGTGACCACGACGAGCGGCTTAGCGGGCCGGAGGATCAGCTATGAGCAATTCCAAAACAACCCCTAGCTGCGGCATCGGCTTTGCCGGCCTGCTGGCCGTCCTGTTCATCGGCCTGAAACTAACCGGTGCTATTTCGTGGGGTTGGCTGTGGGTCTTGTCTCCGCTCTGGATCGGCTGGGCCGTCGTGCTACTGATCGTGGCGATCTGTCTGCTGTTGGTGGCCCTGCAATGAGGGTCCTCATGCTCGATATCGAAACCGCCCCCCACAAAGTGTACGCCTGGGGACTCTTCGACCAGCGCATTGCAACGAATCAAATCGTGGAGCCGGGTTACACGCTCTGTTATGCAGCGAAGTGGTACGGCGAGCGTGAAATGATGTTTGAGTCCGTGCACCGGTCCAAGCCCGAGACGATGCTGCGGCGCGTACATAAGCTACTGGACGAAGCGGACGCGGTTTGTCACTACAACGGCACATCGTTTGACATACCGGTACTTACCGGTGAGTTCATGTTCGCCCACATGAAGCCGCCGTCTCCGTTCCGGCACATCGACCTTCTGCGCACGATGCGGAAGTCGAAGATTGCCAGCCGCAAGCTCGATTACGTAGCGCAGCGCATGGGCATCGGCAAGAAGACGGAACACAAAGGCATGCCGCTGTGGACGGCATGCATGAATGGCGACGATGCCGCGTGGAAGCTTATGGAGAAGTACAACCGGCAAGACGTGAAGTTGCTTGAGGAGCTTTACAACGAAATCCTGCCATGGATTCCGCACCACCCAAACCGCAACAACTACGGCGAGTCGCACGTTTGCCCGAAGTGCGGAAGCGAGAAGAGTCAGCGCAGGGGCTACGCAGTGACGTCAACGCGGCGATATGCGCGCATGCAATGCATGGGGTGCGGCACATGGTACCGGTCTACGGACTGCGAGCCTGGGCGAGCAGCTTATGTGGAGGCCGCCGCATGAAAGCAAGCATCATCCAGTTTGTGCTGGCGCTTCTCGGCATCGTCTATTTCGCTGACGGCAATATCCCCGTATCCGCGACCTACACCGCCGCAGCTTTCGCCGTGTGGGCATTGCGCAATAACTCGGATCGCGGGGGGTATGCATGAGCGCCGTCCTGAAATCCCCAGTAGGCGACTACGACCTTCGCGGCAAGGATTATGAAACCGCGATGATCTGCGCCATCACGTCAACGCACATCGACGCCGACCGCAGGGTTTGTCGGCGGTGGAGTAATGGCTTCCCGAATTGGTGGCTGTCTCGTGTCGTCTACTGCGGGGACAACTACTGCCTGCCACAGCTGAAGGACTGGGTTGCTGCTTTTGCGGTTGCCTACTGCTCGTCTGGTGGAGTACGTAGCGACGCGTATAGCGACGAGCTGGCATATACCGCAGGCATGGACGCGCTCTATTTGCTGACGCGTGGGCACGAGATGGATTACACGACCAGTCTAGCCAAGGCGCTAGGAGTTCGGCATAGCACGTACAAACGAGTCCGAAACTGTATCTATGCACGGCTGGCAAAAAGCCTTGAGTTGTACTGGGAACTGTTCGCTATCGAGTTTCGCGAGACAGCTATTTTGGAGCGGAATGTAATTAGGCGGGTTGAGTGGGGGATACTGAAAGTAAGGGAGTCGTTTATATCCGAAACAGATTTGGCAAAAGGCGGGAGCGGGAACTACATCCGCCAGCCTGCCACGGATAGCGACAACCTCTAACTTTGCCGCCCAGCCTCTACCGATATCTCACGAAGCCTCGCAAGGCCGGCAAGCTCGAACAGGGCGGCGATTCACATTCAGCGCTCACCCGCCCAGCTGTAGATCGGGCCTGGCAGAGCTGATTCACCCTTGGGGCTGCATTAGGACACGCTTTAGCGGGCGTGGCGATCTCACAAGCTCCGGTTACCTGAGCGAGGTCGGTTCCCCGGTGCAGACAGCGGGCACGTACGGCCCGTTCCCCAATCAACCAAGTGCCCGCGACGCTGAGCCCGGCTTGCCGGTGATGCGCATAATTCGCGGGCGTTCTATACGAGACACGCGCCAGGAGCCACCATGCATTACCGCAACGGCCGCGAGGCAAAGAACGGCGACAAGATAGTCAGGTTGGAAGGCGGCAAGGTTGTGGCTTTTGGCGTGCTTCATGGCGCCGTTCCCGGAAACGATTTCTGCAACGGCAGCATCGCTGTCGTGCAGTCGGCGAATGAGTACGCGTGCATGTGCGATTGCTTGCACATCGATGATGTGGCCGAGATGCTGGCAGATAAGGGCCTCAACAAACGCCCCGCATAACCCCAACACGCCGGATTAGCTCAGACGGTAGAGCAGTCCCTTTGTACGGCACAGGTCGCGGGTTCGACTCCTGCATCCGGCTCCAATTACGGAAGGTTCCGCTAGGTTAGCTGGCAATCCGGTTTGAACCCGGATGGACTGGAAACGGTAGGGGTTCGACTCCTCAGCCTTCCGCCACTTCAACGAGGCAGCCATGACCGACGAACCCGAGGGCAGCGCAGAGCCTGAAATCGAGTTCGTGGTTGACGGCGACTCGCGCTCCGAAGTCTACGAATGGGATTCGCCCAGCGGCAAAGGCGGCACATATATCTTCCCGTCCGGCGTCGAGGCATGGGCCGAAACTAACGGCGTGGAGTTGGTGCATATCGACAAGACCACGGGCGTTATCACGGTCCAGCACGAGCTAGGCGCGCCATTTCGGCAGATAGACAAGTCGCTGAACACAGGCGCGGTTAAGCCGATCAAATGAACATCTCACCCATTGGCCTCGACCTCATTAAGCGTTTTGAAGGGTTGAAGCTTGCGGCGTACCCCGATCCAGGCACGGGTGCCGAACCCTACACCATCGGTTACGGCCATACGGGCGGCGTGAAGCCATTGGACACATGCACGCTTGCTCAGGCTCAGGCTTGGTTGCAAAGCGATGTGCGGGGCATTGTCCGCGCCCTAGCTGACATGATTTCAGTTCCTGTAACGCAGGGGCAGTTCGATGCCTGCGTGTCACTCGCCTACAACATTGGCGTTTCGGCGTTTCGCGGATCGACCCTGCTGCGCCAGTTGAACGTGAGCAAGTATCAAGCGGCGGCGGACGAGTTTCCGCGCTGGAATAAGTCCGGCGGAAAGGTTCTGCCGGGATTGGTGGATAGACGGGCAGCAGAATGCGCCTTGTTTTTGGGAGAGGCGTGATGATTGACTGGACTGCGGTAGGTGGTGGCGCCGGCATGCTGCTGACCGGCATTCTCGGCTGGTTCACGGGCAAGGGGCGGCGTGACGTATCGACAGCGCAGGACAACGCGCAGATATCGGATTACCGCGCCGATCAAGCCACTACCGATGCCGCAGCCGCACAAGTCACTGCGCTGATTGGTCGCGTGACAGCCCTTGAATCCAGTCATGCCGATCTGTGGCAGCGATTGCAGGACGAGGTGACGAAGCGCATGAAGCTCCAATTCCGCGTGCTGCAGCTCGAAGGCGTGTTGCAGGCACACAGCATCGAAGTCCCGCCCGAACAGCCATGAGCCTGCACGACCGTCTCTACTTGCTGGCGTGCGAGGTCTACATGTTCGCTTGCGTGTCACGGATCATCTAACCCATGCGCATCCTCGCCGCCCTGCTATGTGTAGGGCTGGCAGGATGTATCCATGTGGATACGGCGCGTGAAACCGCAGTCCGCCTCCAATTCTCCAACGGGTCGTGTAGTGGCACGATTGTCGGGCCTCATGCCGTCCTGAGCGCGACGCATTGTTTCAGCTTCGGCGAGACGTTGCGGCTATGGCAACAGCCAGTGCGCATCCTGCAACAGATTGATGACGGTAACGACCACACCATCATCATCGTGGATCGGAACTTTCCGGTATGGGTGGTCGTCGGCCACATGCCCAAAGTGGGCAGTCCCATACACATCTTGGGTAACCCGGGCGACCTGACCGAACTGTACCGGCATGGCTATGTTGCTGGCGTCGAGGGCGTAGGCGGCAAGCTGTGCGACCTGTACGACCTTCGCGGGTGGTTCGGGGACTCCGGAGCAGGGATCTTCGATGATAACGGCCACCTGATTGGCGTCATCAGCCTCATTTACACGTTAGACGATGGACGCGGGCAGCTCACGATGATGGGCGGCTTCCCGCTGGCATTCACAGCCGAACAGTGGGGCGAGGCATTACGGGGTTCTCCGCGTAACTTTGCAATCGGCGCTCAAAACTATCAGGTCAGCGCGAAATGAGCTTCCTTCTGCGCTGGTGGAAGCCTATAGCCGTGATCCTTATGGCTGCCGGCCTCTACTTCGGCGGCATGTACCAAGGCCACCACGGCGAGGTACAGCGCCAAGCCGTCAAGCACTCCAAGCAAGTCGTTAGGGATCAAAAGGCCGTAACCAAGCGTGCCGAGGTTCGCAGTCATGTTGAGCAGGACACATAGAAGTTACCCGACGCGCCTATTCAGCGCATTGGGGATGCTGATCCTGTTACCGCTGCTGGCAAGTTGCGCGCTTGGGCAAGAGACAAAGCCAAGTAATGGGTGTGAGTGGGTTAAGCCGATCTATCCGAGTGTGAACGACCAGCTCACGGATGGCACGGCTAAACAGATCCTCGATCACGACGAAACCGGCAAGACCATATGCGGGTGGAAACAGCCATGACCCTATTGCACATCATCGCCGCGCTGATCTTCATTTCCGGCCTAGTCTCGCTCGGTGCGCTGATCTGGCTGCGCGAGAGTGACGAGCTGATTCAACCGACTGTGCCGAAAGACCGTGAACGGTAAGGGATCGGCCCCACGCCCATTCAGCGTGGATCAGGCGACATTCGCCAGCAACTGGGACGCAATCTTTTCGGGGAGTGGCGTAATGGGCAGCGCGGCGGACTCTAACTCCGCAGGTTCCGGCTCGGCTCCGGACTCCCCCGCCATCTATATCGACGCCGACACTGGCGAATAGGTCACTGAAGACTGGTGGCCCGGCGATTCGCATGACTGACGATGAGCTGACTGATCAAGCGGCTGCCAATCTGATCCGCTGCTACGTGAAGCAGAGTATCATGGCGATGCTGGTCCGGACGCGCGGGACAGAGGTAAGCATCGTCTGCCCGAACGGTGACAAGACATTCATGGCCGCATTGCTTCGAGCTGCGGCTAAATCGCTGGATGAGCCGGCGAGTAAGAGAATCAACTGAAGGGTGACGCGAGAGCAGCCCGAGGAATGAGATATGGGAAGGCCAACCGACTATCGGGAGGAATACTGCGATACCGTCATTGAGCTTGGCAGGCAGGGCAAGAGCCATTGCTAGATTGCTGCCGAACTTGATGTGGCACGGCAGACTCTGCACAACTGGGCTAGTGAACATCCTGAATTTTTGGACGCAATCACGCGAGCAAGGGACTTGGCTCAAGCGTGGTTCGAGAACATGGGCCAGTCTGGCCTTGTCATGCCGGGTTTCAACGCCTCGCTGTGGGCCAAGCAGGTGAGC